ACCGCAGCGCCATCGCGCCGCTCGTCGCCGCCGGCCTCGTCGAATGCGTCCGCTGCGGTCTCGTCATCGAGCCCGGCGAGCCCTGGGATCTCGGCCACGTCGACGGCTCGCTCGAGCACTCGGGACCCGAGCACCGCTCCTGCAACCGCGGCGCTCCGCACCGCAACGGCACCTCGCGGGTGTGGTAACCGCTGCCACCACCGCCCGCATCCGCTACGTCCCCCTGTTCTCGGAGTCGCTGGCCGAGGACGTGTACGAGATCGCCGAGCTCGTCGGCTTCCACCCGATGCCCTGGCAGCGCGAGGTCATCGACGGCGCGACGGGCGTGCTCGACGACTCGCTCAGATGGGCCGCGCGCGAGGTCGGCGTCAACGTCCCTCGCCAAAACGGCAAGGGCGGCATCCTCGAGCTGATCGAGCTGGCGAGCGTCTTCCGCTGGCCACTTCGCTCCTCGTCGCACCCCAAACTGATCATCCACTCGGCGCACGAGGCGATCACCTCGCGCATGCACTTCGACCGCATCTGGTCGCTGATCGACGGCTGCCCCGAGCTGCTCGCGCTGGTGCGCCGCGGCCGGGCCAACTTCTCGCACGGGCAGGAGGGTTTCAAGCTCCTCGACGGCACCGAGATGCTGTTCAAGACGCGCACCAAGACCGGCGGTCGTGGCCTGAGCTGCGACCACCTGTTCCTCGACGAGGCGATGGTCTTGCCCGACGCCGCCCTCGCAGCGCTCTTCCCGTCGCTGCGCGCCCGCGAGAATCCGCAGGTGTGGTACACGGGCTCGGCCGTCGACCAGCAGGTTCACGACCACGGTCTCGTGTTCACGCGCGTCCGCGAGCGGGCCATGTCCGGTTCGGAGGCCGACGAGCTCGCCTACTTCGAGTGGTCGCTCGACTACGACGACCCGGAGCTGGTGCCCGAGGAGGTCTTCCACGATGAGGCGGCGTGGGCGCAGGCGACCCCCGCGCTCGGCGTGCTCATCGACTACGACTACATCCAGACCGAGGTTCGTGCCCTGCCCCGGCGCACGGCCGCGGTCGAGCTCCTGGGCGTGGGCGACTATCCCGACCCAGCCGGCGTGGGCGAGTCGCCGATCGCGCCCGAGTTGTGGGCCGAGTGCGAGGACGCCTCCTCGGAGCTGCAAGACCCGGTGTGCCTGTTCTGGGACACCTCACCCGGCAGGCGCACCTCGCTCGCCGCCGCGGGCTACAACGCCCACGGCGAGTGGCACATCGAGGTGCTCGAGAAGTTGCCCGGCACCGAGTGGCTACCGCTGCGCCTGGAGCAGCTGACGGTCTCGCATCAGGTCGAGGCGATCGGCTGCGACGGCGGCGGGCCCGGTGCCTCGATCGTCCCTGCGTGCGAGGCGCTCGGCGTGCGGGTGCAGCTGCTGCAGGCGGGGGAGGTCGCGCAGGCGTGCGGTTCCTTCGTCGACGCGGTGTCGGAGCACCGGCTTCGGCACGTCGGCTCGCTCGATCTGTGGAACGCGATTCGCGGGGCATCGACCAGGCCGCTCGGGGATCGCTGGGCGTGGTCGCGGCGCTCCTCCTCGGTCGACATCGCGCCGCTCGTCGCCTCCACCGGCGCGCTCTGGCTGGCGATGCAGAACGTCGAGCTCGGCGCGGGCGAGCTGCTCGTCTACTAGCGAAAGGCGGTGCCGATGGCACTACGCGACTTCCTGCGCGAGACGCTCACCGGGCGGATCGAGCGCACGGACACCTCCGACTTCAACACCGATCTCTTCGAGACGCAGGTGGGCGACTTCTGGGCGAACCTGCAGTCGGTCACGGGCGCGACCAACCCCACGCTGTTCGAGCGCGTGTGGGTGGCGAACCGCTGCCTGCACATGAACTCCAACGCGATCTCGACGATGCCGCTGCGCCACTACGGCTCGCGCGAGCCGGCGTGGGTGGCGAACCCTGATCCCGTCTGGTTCCCCAACGGCATCGCCGACGCGGTGTACGCGATCGTCGACTCGATCTATCGCTACGGCGACGCCTTCTGCTACGTGACCGATCGCTACCAAGACGGCTACCCCTCGGCCTTCACCGTGCTCGATCCGGCGCCGATGACGGTCGACGTCGTGAAGGGGCAGCGCACGTACCGCTCCGGGCAGCAGCCGCTGAACGCCGACAACATGGTTCAGATCTCGCGCGACCCGCGCGGGCAGATCCGCGGCACCTCGGCGATCAAGGCGTACGCGCCATACACGAACGGCCTGCTCGCCGCCGCCGATCTCGGCCGCGTGATGATGGCGTCGGGCGCGCCCTCGTCGGTGATCAAGTCGGCGCGCAAGATCGACCGCGAGCAGGCGCAGGCGATTCAAGAGTCGTGGATGACGGCGGTCGCCTCCCGCCGCGGCGCTCCGGCGGTGCTCGGTCCCGAGCTCGACTTCACCAAGCTCGGTTTCTCGGCCGAGGATCTGCAGCTTTTGTCGGTGCAGCAGTTCAACGCGCAGGTGATCGCGACGGCGATGGGCGTGCCTTCGAGCCTCATCAACATGCCGATCGAGGGCGGGCTCAACTACCAGACGCCGGTCCTCCTGCTCGAGCAGTGGTGGCGCTCGGAGCTGCGCACGACGGCCGCGCACATCCAGGGCGCGCTCTCGGCGCAGATGCTCCCGCGCGGCTCCTACGTCGAGTTCGACCCGTACAAGTTCCTGGCTCCTTCGTGGAAGGAGCTGGTCGACGGCTGGGTGGCTCTCGTCGCTGCCGGGCTGGCGACGACCGAGGAGTTCCGCACGGTCGTCCTGGGATTGCCGCCCGAGGCAGCCGAGGAGGCGCTTGCCGCGCTCTCGACGCCGCCCTCGGCGGGCGCGTCGCCGGCGCAGGCGAACGGCTCCGTGGTCTCGCTGCGGCCGACGACCATTCAGAGCGCGTACTGATCCATCAGGGCCGAGGGCGAGCCGGGCAGTGCTCCGCAGACCCCTCCGCCAGTCACTACTGATCGGCGAAAGGGGCACGAAGATGCCAGAAGATCCCGAGCGCGTGGTCCGAGAGGTCACGTTCGCCGTCGAGGGCGACGGCAGAACCATCGAGGCACGAATCGTGCCCTACAACACTCCGACCGAGGTCGTGGACAAGCCAGCCAACGGTGGAACCGGAGTGCCGTACATGGAGCGCTGGATTCCCGGCGCCTTCGACAAGCAGGTCGACGCTGCCCACCGGGTGTGGCTCAACGTCGAGCACGAGCCCGGCTTCCGCGCCGTTGTGGGCCACGGCACGGCTCTGCGCGAGGCTCCCGACGCGCTCTACGGCGAGTTCCGGGTGGAGCCCGGCGGTGACGGCGACAAGGCGCTGCACATGGTCAGGGAGGGTGTTCTCACGGCGCTTTCGATCGAAGCGATCCCCAAGAAGAGCCGACTGATGGGCAACGGCATCGTCGATCGCATGAAGGCGACGCTCGACAAGGTCTCGCTCGTCAGGGAGGGTCTCGCCGCCTACGCCGAGGCGCAGGTGCTGGCGGTTCGAGAGGCTCCAGCGATCGAGCCTCCCGTTCCCAACGAGATCGACGAGACGCTGGAGCGGCTCGGGTTCACGCGTCTTTCGACTGTGGTCTCGAGGCGCCCATGGAACTCGGCCCGAGCTCGCTTCACCGATGAGCAGTGGGAAGCCTCGTGTCTCGGTGGCATTCCCGTCCTCGAGCCGAACGGCGAGGTCAACGTCGAAGCCATCACGCGCGCGGCTGCGAAGATCGCGACCGTCTCGCTGGCCGAGCGCGGAGACGTCGCTCGCAAGCTGGTTCGCTACTACCGCAGGGCCGGGCTCGACGTTCCACAGCCGTTGCGTAACCACGCGACGCGCTAACATCTCCACGCAAGGCGCACCTCGCGCGCGGACACCCCCGCTAGGCGGACACCTCCGGTAAGGCGCGACACCCGCCAGGGAAGGTCAAAGTCAACCCTGGAAGGAAACCAATGGCACAGTCATTCGGGGTCACTCGGATGCGTCTGGAGCGAATCGGCGACGAGCGCGACCGGACGAACGAGAAGATCCAGGACTTGCTGTCGCTCGCCGAGGAGGAGCAGCGCTCGCTCTCGGAGTACGAGCAGGAGCAGGTCACCGCCTACCGCACGAAGGTCGAGGAGTACGAGAACGAGATCCTCGCTCTCGCCACCGACCTCGAGCGGGCAGAGGCGTCGAAGGACATCTCCAAGCTCGTCCGCTCGGAGGACGAGGGCGACGGTGGAACGGAGCCGACGGCGCGCTTCGCGACGCCGCGCTCGCAGGACGGGGTTCCGGTCTATCGCAACTATGCGGCGTACGCGATCGACTACTACTCCGTGCGCTTCCCGCAGATCGCGGAGCGGGCCGCACCGTCTGGACAGGTGCGGGAGTTCGTCGAGCAGGCGGCAGATCGTCTCGAGAGAGCACCGGGCAACACGCTCTCCTCGAACGTTCCCGGGCTCGTCCCGCCGCGGCACATCGCGCAGATCATGGATCTGATCAACTCCTCGCGGCCGGTCGTGCAAGCAGGACGACAGCTCGACCTCGACCGCGGGCAGTTGACCTACCCGAAGATCGCCCAGCGTCCGACCGTCACCCTGCAGCCGGCGGAGAAGACGGAGGGCGGCACGGCCAACCTGCAGGTCACGCTGCAGACGCTCACCGCCGACACCTATATCGGCGGCGGCGACATCTCCTGGCAGGCCATGAACTGGTCGAGCCCGGACACGTTGCAGCTGTGGTTCGACCTCGCTGCGGAGGCGTACGCGCAGCAGACCGAGTCGGCAGCGTGTGAGGCGCTCGAGACGTCGACCATCGGCACGGTCGGCACCGCCTCGGGTCGTCTCGGAACGGCCGGGACGGAGTCGTTCGGCAACTGGCGCACCGCGGCCATCGCCGGCATCTCCGCGATCTACTCGGCGACGGTCGGGCGCTCGCGCACGGACACGCTGTTCCTGTCGGCGAACCGCTTCTTCCAGCTCGCCGGTCTCGGCACCGATCAGGTGTTGCAGGTCTCCAGCGTGGGCCAGCTCGACATCGGCTCCATGACCGGAACCTGGGCCGGGCTCAGGGTCGTCGGCTCCTACGGCTTCGACCAGGACACGGCGATCGTGGGTGACTCTTCTGCGCTCCTCGTGGCCGAGACGCCCGGGGCACCCGTGCAGCTCAGGGTGGTCGAGCCGTCGATCGGAGGCATGGAGGTCGGGATCATCGGCGCCTTCAAGGCGCAGGTGTTCGACGTCAACCGCTTCTACCACCTGGGCACGCATCTGTGATCCAGGCGGATCGGAATGGGAGAGGGGCTTCGGCCCCTCTCCCGCCCGAGCAGGAGTTGCTGGCGGCGAAGGAACTCGAGCACCGCGCCGAGCTCGGAAAGCTGCGCATGCAGCTCGCGCTCTACCGCGAGACGCTCGAGGCACACGGGATCGCGCCGCCCGACCGCGACGGTGACGAGCTTCTGCAGATGTGGCGCGACTGCTCGGCGGTCATCTCCTCGGCGAGCGAGTTCGCGGCGCATCTGTCATCGTCCAAGGAGCTCTTGAGCGTGTGGACGAAGTGAGGCTCGCGGAATCGCCGGGTGCGATCGCGCACCCGACCGCGGAGGTGGGGCGCTTCGTGCTCTTCACCGTGTCGCTGGCGGCGACGCAGCAGCCCGACAACTGCTTCCTGTCGACCATGTGCTCGGCCTCGGTGACCGAGAACCTGAACTCGTCGCTACGGACGCTGCGCGACGAGGACGCGTGGGTGTGGATCCTCGGAGACGATCACTGTTGGATGTCCGACACGCTCGTGCGCATGCTCGAGATCATGGACGAGCATCCCGAGATCGACGTGCTGGTGCCGCTCGTGACCAAGCGCAACCCGCCCTGGCACCTCGTCGTCTTCGACGAGCTGGGGACGCTCGACGAGGAAGGCCATCCCCAGTTCGAGCCGGTCAAGTGGGAGGACGTGCCCTCGACGGGCGTGTGGGAGATCGACGCTGCCGGCTCGGCGGGGATGCTCATCCGCCGTGAGGTCGTGGACGCGGTCTCCGATCCCTGGTTCTACTCGACGCTCGACAACGAGGGTCGGCAGGTGACGCTCAACGAGGACGTGACCTTCTGCACGCGCATCCGTCACGACTACGGCTTCCGCATCTTCGCGACCTCGGACGTGACGATGGGGCACCTGGGGATCTTCAACGTGCGTCCGTACTGGCGGGCATCCGAGGAGCGCTGGGGAGCTCTCACCGAGTTCTCTACGCCGCAGGAGCAGTTCCGGCACATGTTCATGCCAGTCGAGGAGGCAGTGAGTGGCTGAGTACGTGAAGAGAGGGATCGGCATGACCGGGCGCGCGCACGTTCCGTCCGAGGTCGTCGACGGCCACCCCGATGTGGAGCTGCTGGACGAGGCCGGCGAGATCATCCAGATGCTCACCGTGTGCGCCTCCTGCGGCCAGGCGCGCTCGATCCTCTTCCTCGACCGAGACCGCTGGTACTGCAGCGCCTGCCGCGCAGAGGGCTCGGCGTCGCCGAAGCTCTATCCCGTCGCGTAAAAAGGAGAGAACGCAATGGCAGAGATCTTCCCCAACGAGGGGCTCGACCTGCTCTACGCAGGATTCCCCAAGGGCGGCACCGGGCCGGCCAACACCTGGATCGGACTGTTCACCGCCTTCACCGCCTCGACCGTGGGTACCTCCGCAGCCGTCATTGCCTCGTGGACCGAGGTGTCGGCGGCGGGCGCGTACACCCGGCAGACCATCTCCTCGGCGTCGTGGGGAACCGTCGGCACGACCCAGTCGGGGCGTGGCTCGGCAGCCGCGCAGGTGACCTTCCCGACGGCGACGGCCGTGTGGGGGACGGTGAACGGCTTCATCGTGACGGCGTCGCTGACGACGAACGCGGGAGTCGTGTACTACGGGGCGAACTTCGACGACACGACGGCCGTGGTGATCAACACGAACGACGTGATCAAGGTCACGCCTTCGTGGGTGTACACGGGCTGATGGCCGACCTCGCGAATGCGCTCACGAATATCTGGGGGTCGGACTACGTCCAGAAGAATCCAACCCGGGCTTACAAGGTGTCGTACAACGCTGAGTACCTCGCTGTTTCGGCCTACTTGAACGGGGGAGCTCGCCCGGCCAACCCGGCGACCTTCTCGAAGCTGGGGCGGGGGCTCGTCGAGGCCGAGGACGTGCAGCGGGGAGTCGTCCCGCCGCCCGACCCTCCGCCCTCGGGACAGCTCGGCATCGACCGCGCGACGATGCTGGCGACCGGAGGAAAGATCCTGCGCGAGGACGTCTCGGCGCAGGCAGACGCGCTCACGGGTCTGTGGGGCGAGTTCTCGAACGTCCCGGCGCGCTTGCAGCTCAAGACGAGCGGCGGCGATCCGGGTCCGAAGGCCGACGGCACTGCGCAGGGCAACTCGAACTACCGCGAGATCACCGTGCAGGACGGCGACTCCTGGCAGGGCGAGTCGGCGGAGCGCTCGGAGCTCGGCCGTAACACCTGCTCGCCGTACTACACCGAGAACAAGCCCGGCTCGAGCGACGCCACCTTCGCGATCTTCGACGAGGGCCAGCGCAGGCTGGTGTTCTTCTCGCAGCGCTACCACGCGAACCTGAACACGGGCGTCGACACCTTCCAGACGGTCATGCAGATGAAGCAGAACCAGCCGTACCTGGCGAACGGCCCGGTCGACTCTGCGCCGGCGCTCGAGGTGTCGGTCTACGGCGGCTCGATTCTGCTCGGCAACTTCTGGACGATCCGCTGGACGACGGGACTGCCGGCGCGCGAGAAGTGGATCCGCTACGCGTTCGACGTGACCTTCTCCAAGGATCCCTCGAAGGGCAAGGTGCAGTTGTTCGTCGATCACGTTT